AGCGGGATGCACGAGACTGCCCAAGGGCAGATCTCACACATAGCGCTAAGGTCCTTTCCAATCAAAGAAGGTGTCGCATTACTGCGTCCCTCCTTTATGTTGTTGCCGAGAAGAATTCGTTGATTTAAATAGCCATAACGTTTCATTGTACCATTAGTACGACGAAATATATTGGAATTTATCATGCAAACGTCTTTCGATAAATAGTTCTTACCCTGTGAGATTTTGAAGCCGACAGTGGCCGTGGTTTCTAAAAAGATCGGATAGAAAGAGCCCTGACACTTAAATAACATGTCATCGCCATTCACTAGAACATTACGGAGCATAATGGCTCCTAAACGTTTTCGCGAAACATCTTCCGGATCTGCAAGAATCCAACGGTCAATAGCAGCTTCGTACACCGCCAGATTGATAGCACAGAGTAAAGGAAAGCTTAATGGGTGACCCATTAACTGCCCTTCATCTGTAGTACCGATCATCTTGCGCCACGGGTAGAAAGCTCTACCAGAAGCCAGAGATAGCCAGGCCGCCTCAAGGAAATCATTGTTCGGGAGGGATCTAATCACCTCAACCGAAGCATCTTTTTTGAGGAGGTCCGTAGCTGCCTCGTAGTCAACAGAACACCAATATTCAAAATCTGCGTCCTCATCCATTTCCTGCACTCTTTTCTCCACGTCAATAGTCATCGTTGAAGCATATGACTTTTTCCATGAATCGAGAAGCACTCCTTGGAGAGGCTGTAGGTAGGAGTAGAGATATCCATTGCCTTTTGTGATTATACGGAACTTTCCCGGTTCGGGAATTGCCATAACTTTCACATCTAGCAATGGGCAGTCACCCTTCTCATCGGTGCACATATCGCGTTTTACACACGTGTGTGCCCAGCCGAATTGATTGGTACGCCACTCATTGAGAGTGCGCGCCAAATAGGGTAACTTGCCGATAACTTTAGCATCCTGTCTAGTTAAGTCGAGATCAAAGCCGTCGAAGAGGCCTAAAGCCCCTCCGTCCCGCTTTCCAGCTTGAAAGCACGCGGAAGAAGAAGGAAGGAATTTACTCCAAGAACCTTCTCGCTGTGTTTTCTCAACAGGGTCGTAGAACAAACGGACCGAGACCGCCTGGATGACATCAAGGACATCATCTGGAACGGCACCTCGGTTAGTATTCAAACGATCATAATGAGATCGCAAAGCTGCACGTTTCTTTGTCTCACCCAAGACGGGCCAAGCAAGCTTGGAACCTTTCTGTAGGGAGTAAATGAAACTTACATCACGTCTGACTAGTGCCCGTAAAACAGCACGACGCAACCAGCCAGTAAAAAGCGGAAGTGTAATCCAATCAGGTTGAGCAGGTAACTGCTTATCCTGAAATAGACCACACAGGAGAACATCGAGCCAGTACTTACAATAAGTCTGTTCTTTGTTATCCTCACTTGAATGCATTTGTATCCTTTTGGCGGTAATCCGCATCGAAGATACAAAACGACCAAACTCTTTACCTGGAAAAACCTCTGGAAGAAGGCTTCTCCTCGCAATGAACGGTAAAACAAGTGACTTGACAATTTGGACGACGGAAGCCGAAGCCTCCAACCCCTCGACACTAAGTCGAGTGGCAGTGAGCACGAGCTTTTCGATCGAACGAATTTTTAATCCGTTGACCTTTTCACACATGCTAGTGACAACTGTATCACCAACAGGCGATATGGAACCCACTCTGTCGGACCCTTTCAGGTCTTCATGAGAGCTAGCGGGGTGCACGACGTTGCACTCCCGACAATGTACGAATACGGAGGAATCTGTATTCTGT